AGCCCGCTTCATGCGTAGCCGCTACTTTCATAACTTCCGCTTCAGCTTCTGCTCTGGCTACTTTTGCTTTGGCTACCGCTTTAGTTTTTTCTACACGACCCTCTACAAAAGTATTAGCTAAGTTGGCTATTGGCCCAAGAAACCCTAACATTACGCCCTCCTTGTCTTTCTTTTGCCTTTTGCAATAGTTGCAACTCTAGTCGGTTTTCCTCCGACACCTTGTGGTTTAGCACGTTTTCTAGCTACCGCACTTTTCTTTTGCGCCGCAGTCATACTAGCGGCTTTTGCTCTAGGCACACACTTTGGGTAACCCTTACTGCTTTTTGACGCTTTTTTACGTCCACACTTAGCATAGCTACCGTCTTTCTTTTTACGACCTAAATCGACCCAGTCTTCTTTAAACCATTTAGTAAGACCCCCGCTAGATCTAGCCACTTCGATAACCTCCGCCACGTTTCTTGTACGTTCTAACTAACCAAGCATTTGCATAAGCACTAGGGTACACGTCAAATTTACGTTTAGCTTCTGCTTTAACTCTTGAATATAACGCCGGATTAGTTGGTTTATTAGAAGATTTAGATTTAGTTTTCTTTTTTTTAGGGGGCATATTAACTCCTAAACTAATTTATCTATTGCTCTGTTTAATTGTTTTGTAGCTAATTCTTTATTTGTATCTTTAACCGAAACAATCTCTTTTTGTTCTTCTGTTTTTTTAGGCGGTTCGTTGACTAACGGAGGCGGCGGCCTGTTAGAAACGTTTGAAACACCGTTCATTTTCTGCTCATCCAAGCTGTAACGCCCATATACGCGCCAACTACACCCGCTTGAGCAATGTAAAACAGCCCTAATAAATCGCTTAATGCAGCGACCCTAGTTTCTTTTATAAACGGCGTATACAAAAAAACAGTTCCTACTATCATAGAAAGCATAGCTACCCATGCCATTTGTTTTTGCGTTTCAGACTTTTGTTCCTGTAGCTCTAGCTCCAGTAATTCCCTGTTACGAGCCATCTCTTCATCACTTACCGTACCATCGTGATTTATATCGTATTTATTGTAAATACTTTCAGGATCTAGTTTTTTTGGAGTCATTCTTATTAGCCTTGTTTAACGCAATCGCAACCGCTTGTTTTTGAGGGTAACCCTCAGACATTAGTTTCTTAATGTTCGCACTTACTACATCGTCCCCAGAACCCTTTTTAAGCGGCATTGATATCATCCTCGGGAGTATACTCATCACGAAGTTTCTGTAACTCTCTCAAGACTTCTTCTTTACTCATAGAATCTATTGAGCCATGACGAACTTCAGACTTGCTCACATAAATTTCACCATGCGCCATACCACGCGCTTTTTCTGCTTGAACAGCAGCAGAATACGCACCATTTTCAAGTGCTTGATCACGAATTTGCTGCATGTCCCGTAAATGACGCTTGTAAGTTACTGCATATTTTTTATCCAGTTCGTCACGATACTTCTTAATAGCTAAAACTACATGCGGTGATTTTTTTACACTTAATAACTCAGAAGCACGGTTAGCCGCACTACGTTCAGGATAACCCGCTTCCAGTGCTGCATCTTTTCCCGTTATTTGACCGTCCCTGGACACATACGCCTTTACAAACAATTCCTGTTTTCGAGTAAGTTTACGCTGTTCTACAGGAACACGCGGTCTACCGCCTTTGTTTTTAGGGATCTTACGTTCTGGATCTGGAATAATATAACGCCCTTTAAAAGCCATTTAACAACTCCTGTAACTACCGCCTCTTTCGGCTTCCCCCATACCGCGTTTCTTACCTTTAACCATAATACCCTTCGCTGTATTCGGGGTTTTTTCTTCCTTTATCTCAGCATACGGTATTTTACCTTGGCCTTTTATATCAGCATAGTTTTGAGGCGCAGGGGCATTAGCTCCCGGACCACTGACAATTTTTACTGTGCTCATGTTAGTTTCCTTTATTTCTCAATTTAAGTAATTCTCTTTCCATCGCTGAACCAATTCTAGCTTGCGTTTGCCGTTCCTGACTAGCCAGCCTTTGTTGGAATTCCTGACCTTTACGCATTTCTTTTTCACGGTCAAGCTGCAATTCGGCTTGGTCTTTCGCTATATCGGCTTT